TGCGGCGATTCTGTAGATGTCATTGGTTGCGTAGCGGCCAGCATACGGGTCGGCCTCTAGCGCGTTCATCATCAGGTCAATGTACTGGTTGGGAGCGCCTAGAGCCTGCAAGTCAGACCCAGAAGCTCCACCACGGATAAACGATTGCACGTTGGCAGCGGCCAGCGTGGGGTCGGTTTGCATCCGACTCATCCAGTACTGGTAGCCCTCTTGCTCGGGGTTTCTACCTAGTTCTGTGCGGTACTCGCTGGTAATGAGTTGGGTGTCAAAGTTCTGACCTTCCGGGGATTGGTTGATCTCGCGGAGCACCTGATTTGGGGTTTTTTGCCCAGACGTCAGTTGTTCCACATACCAAGTCATTCCAGACTCATCTGGCGCACGACCCAGTTGGTCTCTGTAAACTCCGGTCAGAAAATCTGCGTAATCCATACTATCCCCTTACCGCACGAATACCGGCGGCGGTTGCGTCTATGCTTGTTTGGGCAGCAAGTTCCTGCCGCTTAAGTTGGATCTCGGCGGCGGCTTTCTCTTGTGCCAGAGCGATGTCGGCCATAGCCTTCTCCTGCTTGACTTGGATGTCTGCCTCGGCCTTTGCCATCATTGCCTGAATCTGTGCCTCTGTCTGTGCCATCAGCGCCTGGATCATGGGATCTGGCTGTTGCTGTTGCGGTGGCGGGCTGGATAGTGCTTGGTCCATCTCAGGGGTGATCTCGCGGAAGAATATCGACGAGTCCTTGAACCCTGCGGCCTCGATAAAGCGACCCAATGTGGACCGATACTGACCCACAGATACCAGCGGATTGGACGGACCGTACTGCTGGAGCACCTGCTCTTGCTTTTGTAAAACCATGCCTAGCATAGCCATCTGCTCTTGGCGGTTGCCGGTTCCAAGTCCAACGTTTACAGAAATGTCGTACTCGTTGCTCCACTCGCGGGGGTCGATTGCGACAAACTGACCGCGCAGTCGGATAACTCGTTGCTTATCCTGATACTTGCACAACAGGTGCAGAATGTTTCTAAAGAGGTCTTTGATGCCTGTCTCGGCAAAGATACGGGCGATCAACTCCATCTTGGAGCCAGCGGCGTTCTGCATCGCGGCGATAGCGGCCGCAGTCGTGTTTTGCAGAATGTTGGGGTCCAGTCCCTGTGAGGCGTCGGACACACCTGTGCGCTTAGCTTGGATGTTGTCCATGTATTCAAGCATCGGGAACGACTGTCCTGCGACTGCCTGAACCGGCAACTGCTGGATTGCGCCAGGATTCTTGACGCGCACAACCCCACCAGGAGTAACGGTCAGCAGATCATCTAGGTTGACCTGACCATCCACGGCCACTACCCGAGCGTTGTTCGTCAGGTACATATTGTCCAAAATCTGACGGGTCAGCGTGGACTTGATAATCTGGAGGTCCATCGTCCGGTCGGCCAATGACTGACCGAAGAACTTGTGCGGTAGCGGAATCGGGCAGATGGAGGCAAACGGGAGGTAGTCGATCTCCTCGTTTTCGAAGATGTTTTGTCCTGCGTAAAAGACGCGACGAAGCTCTGCAATACCGTCCTCATCGTAGTCAACCCGGATATAAGCCTCAAAGCACTCGATCTCCTGCATTGACGGGTCGAGACTCGGATCATCCGGCTGCTCGCCGTTGGAGTAGCGGGCAACGCGCTCAGGCGTGTAGGTCAGATCTTCGTATGTCGGCAGGGCGTCTACTTCGTCCTTGTCGAACCCCATCGCCACCAGTTCTGAGCGGGTCACGAGCCTGCGGTGGGCGCAAAACGGAGTGTCCTTTAGCTCTATGGTTTTCTTGCTGACAATGAATTCTTCTGGCGGTACGTTCTCAACGACAACCCGACCCTTCTTGTCGGTTTTCTTGACCTTGACGTTGTAGGCGTAGACCGGAACCATCGCCGGAGCTTCTGTCTGCTCTGCCTGTGCGATGGCGTTGGGGTCCATGAACGCAGGCGCTGGGGCAGGTACTTCCCCGATCTGAATCTCTTCTTGGCTTACGACCTCGAATTGACCGTCTGATAGCAGGAGCGCAAGCTCGTCTTGGCTCAGGTTCTCGTAAGTCTCGGTGTTGACCTCGGTCTCGTCATTCCAGTAAACCTTGACGGTTCCCACCTTCGACAGCAACGCATCCTTCATCCAGGTGTGCAGAATTGAGATTCCGGGGTTGTCCCGCATGAATACCCAATTGCAATACTGTGTGGCTTGCTTGGCCTTGTCCTCATCTCCCGGACCGTTTGGCTCGAATACCACTACCTCATCGGACGATGTAAACACGCGCATGAGGGCAGGCATAGCACCGTCGATAGCTTCTGCCACCTCGCGGGTAACGATACGCGAGCGACCTTCTACCTCGTTGCCGTACTCCTCGCCGTTGTAATACTGGATGGCTTTGCGACGGGACTCGGTAGTCTCGGTCTCAAGATAGCCAATTGCGTTGTCTATCTCGTTATCGAGTATGCCTTTTAGGGTTTCTTCATTCATTTACACGATCCATTTCACATTTGGAGTAATTGGTTTGCTCCAGTTAGATGTTTGATTCATGCCAACAGCAAGGTAACGAAAAGCGTCAGCAGCATGACTCGACCAGTCGTGCAATGGTTTGTCATAAAAGACATTGCGCTTCTCATCATACTCTCGGCGATAGTTACGCAGGGCGTCTAGTCCTTGCTTTACATTCGGGTGGAACCAGCAGTTAGGAATCATCCTACGGACTGCCTGTATCCCATCGTCTACACCTATGCGTGGGCAGACTGTGATGTTAAGTCCCAGGTCTTGCAGAGCCTCTTTTCGGCTCTTACCGGTTCCTAACTCTCTGACCTCTACGTCGTGCGGCAGGATGTGTTCTGCCTTTGTGTAATCGTTCTTCTTGATCCAGTTGACGTAGTAGTCTAGTCCGACTCCGTGGTTTTCCACGAAATCAAGTAACCGACGCTCTTGCCCCGCGACCTGGCAGACGAAGATGGCTGTGGAATCACCAACACCCAAGTCCCACGCCGTATATGTCTTACAGAGATCATCCCGCGCAAACTCCGTGAATCTCTCTGGCGGGAGAGCGTTAAGTAAAGCGGCGTAATATGAACCTTCGACCGCAGCCGCGAAGGAACATTCAAACTCTTGGGCGTACTTGTCCTCGCCCATTTCTTTCTTGGCAGCGAGCAGTTCAACTTCCGGAAGTATGCTCGTCTGCGAAGCCTTGAACTCAAGTAGTCGCCAGCCAGGTTCTTTCTCAGCGCGGTCTCGGAAGTCTTTGAAGTGGTTAGCACCCTTGGGTGTTCCTAGAAATAGCGCCCAACCCATGCGATCCGCGAGAGCAGGGCGAACAATCTCGTTCCATATCTTTGGGTTTTGATCACCGATCTCGTCAAGAATAACACCGTCAAAATACTGGCCCCTAAGACTGTCAGGATTGTCCGAGCCGTAAAGTTGTATCCGTCGTCCGTAGAAGTCAACCTTTAACTCCGAGATGTTTGCGGTTGCATTTAGTGGCCGAGTAAAGTTTACCAAGTAGTCCCACGCGACTCTCTTACTTTGCCCGTAAGTCGGACTGATGTACGCGAACCTTGGTTCTGGTTTATCGCATTGCAGGGCAGAGTGTATAAGCTGATTTAGAGCTGCGACCGTCTTGCCCATCCTGCGGTGTGCGACTACGACTACAAAGCGGTGGTTCTCCACAGCATTGTGAATCTCGCGCTGCTGGGTTCTTGGCTTGTATCCGGTCTCTACGACCACCTCGGTCATATTCCGGTGACTACCTTAATCGTGAGCGGTCCGTTCTCTGCACCCGTAACTTCTGTCCGAGCCAGCTTGGGTATGTGGTACTCAATTGCCTTCAGGTAAATGTCGCACGCCTTTTCAGGGTTGCTCGTAGCGACCTGATTTAGCCATCCTACGAAGTTCTCTGCGTTGTCCTCGGCCATCCTAGCGATAGCCTCTCTGACAGCCGTAGTGGCCTTATTTGGGCTTCCTAGGGGCCTTCCCTTGCCAGCGTTGCCTCGGTTCTGCGTAATTTCGCCTACTTTAGGTTCTTCCATGTCCGAATCCTTTTAGGTTGTTCGGGATAACTTGTGTCTATTTTACCACACTAGGGTTTCTTAGTGAGAATGATTCTCATTGCGTCTATTGCCCTCGGGACTACCGCAAGCTGGTTTATGTCCAATCCTTCTTCTTGGGCCATCTTTGACCCAATCTCGGATAACTCGAACTCCATGCTTTGCAGATAAAACCTGTCTTTCCAACCGACGTACCAACTCCAGTCTGTGTAATACAGCCAGGACTTTTCGTTAAACGCCCGAACATGGGTTGGGTCTTGCCACGCTCCGTAGGACAGGTCGTACGGTACATGGATGTGGAACTCGCCCTCTTCATGTAAGAGTTCCTTGCAGTTAGTCATTGCGGTTACAAGGTCTGGGATATGTTCTAAAACATCGTTTGCAATGATTACCTCGAACATTCCTGGCTCGACCAAGTGCTCGCCGTGCCGAGTAAAAATGCGCTCGCCCCACGGAACCTTTGTAATGTCTAGCACCCAGTCTGGGTTCTTGGCGGGGTTGATGTCGGCGTTGATCGCGTCCCGCATCCAGTCCTTGCCGGAGCCCAAATTCAGGATCATAGGTTTCCTACAAAGTTCAGCGCGGAGCGGATGACTTGGTGCATATCGTAATACTTATACTCCGCAAGTCTGCCGCCAAGCAAGACTCCTGATGCCTCTGCCTTGGCTTTGTATTTAGCATACAAGGCATTATTGTGGGCGTCATTTACGGGATACATGGCTTCCCGTTCCGGCGTGTA